AAGCTGATTTATTAAAAATTGATGTTTGGAAAGAAAAATTTACAACTTATACGCAAGCAACAACAGCTGACCAAGTTGGTTTTATGCCTGTATCAATTACTTGGGCTAAAAAACATATCTTAGGATTCTCTGATGAAGAAATAAAGATTGATTTACAACAACAACGTATTGAACGTGCTGTTGGTGCTGAATTAACTAATACCGCAACAATTATAACTAAAACAGGTGTATTTGATAATATAGATAAATTATATGGTACTATAACTGGGGATACCCAAGGTGGAGCTCCACCACCTCCTCCTGGTGGGGGAGAAGGGGGAATGCCACCACCACCACCACCTCCTGGAGGAGAAGGTCCTGAATTAGCTCCAGAATCATTCAAAAAGGATAACTTGAATATTTTATTAGAAAATGAATCATTGATTGACACTGACCAATTTATTGATTTATCTAGAGCAAAAAATTATTTGGGTGAAATGGAGAATCAATTAAAAAAACTTCTTAATGATTGATATTTATAAATAAAAAAAATATGAAATTTGGAATTATAAAATCAAAGATAGAAAAATTACTAACAGAATCTTATTCAACTAATAAGTTTAAATCTGAAATGAAGACATTTAAAATCTTGGTTTTAGAAAATAAAAACATAAATAAATTATTTTACTTATATGATGAGTTGAATAATAATAAAGGAATGAGTGAAAATATTGTTAATGATTACATAAATGAATGTATAACAATATATGAAAACACAATTAACAAAATATCTAAAAAAGATATAAGTTTATTGAAAATGTGGATTTCAGATGTTAAATCTGAAAATACATACGAAAAAATTGATAGTTTGTTCGATTCAAATGTATTAACTATTGAGAATAAAATTATAAATAGAAAATTAATTGCTGAGTCGTTGAGGAAATCTCAACCAAAATCTAACGATATTATTAATTTACCAATTAGTTCGATGGTAAATTTGGCAAATAAAACAATTAATAATTATATTGAAAATTTAAACGAATCGGACAAACAAGAGTTAGTCAATTTTTTAAAAACAGATGAAAAAGATATGGAAAATTCATATCAAGAAATTAAAGAAAATGTTTTGAAAAAATTAAATAATATGTCAATTGATTCTGATTTAGAAACCAAACAAAAAATTGAAGAATCAATAAATAAAATTAAAGTTGAAAAATTTGATAAGTTAAATTTTTTCAGACTTAAATCATTAAACGAAAATATTTAATTAAATTTACCTTTATTTTTTTCAGTATAAATTGCTTTATTAATTATATTTCGTTTAATAACCGATGGTTTAGAAAATTCTTTTTTATTTCTTAATTCAGACATCAATTTAGTTTTTATTACCTTGCTCTTAAATAATTTAAGAGCTTTTTCTATTGGTGTCTTATTATCTACGTGTACAATTAACATAAGTTTTAATTTTATTTTGATTTATTATTGTTTTTGACTTATTTAATAAATTTAATTACATTTAATTAAAATAAACAGAAATTAAATTTTTTTTTAATGAAAAAGGGTAAAACCTCAAAGATTATAGGATTCAAAAACACTAAAGTTACTTATGGTACAGTTGATTCATTTGAATTGAAATCAATTTACTTAAATATCCAAACTTGGGTTGAACCACATAAAGATTCAGATAATTGGAACAGAGTGGTTTTAAATCAATCTAGGTCAATAAAACATACGATATTACGTTCAATAAACCACAATTTATTTAAAGAAAATTTTATAGTAGATTTAGACCTAAGACATAGTGGTATTAGCTTAGGGAAAAAATCATTCTTAAATCTTGAAATTAATTTATTCACAAATATTGATAATCTTGACTTTAAAGATAATTCAATAAAAGAGTCTTTAAAGGAGTTAACAAAAAATATAATTAATTCAAATTTTAACAAAAATGATTATTTTGAATTCTCAATAACTAAAAAGACTAAGTCCTCAAATGTATAAATATCAAATTTATGATATTTATGTTAAAAAACACATATGGACTTAAAAATAATTAAACCTGGAGAAATTGGTAAGGGAATTTTAATTGAAAATGACGGATGGATATCTCCAAGAACTGAACATAATTCATTTATATTAGAACAAAAATCTTATTTAGATTACTCTAAACCATTTGAATTTTATGCTGTATTACAAAAATACAATACTCCAAATAGAAATGGTAGAATTTATCCAGAAAAAATATTAAAGAGAGAGGCAGAGAATTATAAAAAGATGATTCAAAAAGGAACATCTTTATCTGAATTAAATCATCCAGAATCATCTTTAATTGACCTTGATAGAGTAGCCCATATCATAAATGAAGTTTGGTGGGAAGGCCCAATATTAATGGGTAAATTAAAGTTATTAACAAGTCCAGGATTTCACGAGAGAGGTATAGTATCAACCAAAGGTGATATGGCGGCAAACTATTTAAGACAAGGTGTTACTCTAGGTATATCTTCTCGTGGTGTTGGGTCACTTAAAAAAGTTGGAGAACAAAATGAAGTTCAAGATGATTTTGAATTAATTTGTTTTGACCTAGTTTCTTCACCATCAACACCTGGTGCTTATCTTTTCTTAAATAAAGAAGATAGAGCTAGTTTAGATGAGAATTTAGATGATGATAAAAAAATGTCAATTGAAAGGAATGTTGGTGATAGTGGTAATAAATCACTTGATTTAATGAAAAAATTGTCTAAACTTGGGTATTAGTTAATTTAAAAAAATATATTAATATGGAAGATGGACAAAAATATTTTGTAGCGAAAATCTCAGAAGAATTTACTGACGAAGAAACTGGAAAGAAAAAAAAGGTAAAATTGGAAAAATTGGTTATGGGGGTTTCACCAACAGATGTGGAAGCTAAAGTAACCAAAATTTACGAACACTATACCTTTGATTGGAGAATTACCGCAATAGTAGAAAGTAAAATTGATGAGGTAATTGACTAAAATTCACAAATTATTATGGGGAGACATTATGTCTCCCTTTTTTTTTTGCCATTATTCAAATATTTATAATTGTTAAAAATATTTGGTTAAAAATCCATTTAACTAACTTTTTTTAACATCGTATATATTTATATAATAAAATAAACAAAAAACCAAGAAAATGGCTAAAGAAAATAATATTTTAGAAGAAGCAATCATTCAAATGAAAAATTTGGAAGAAGCGGTTGCTCAAAACGCAAAAGGAATACTTGCTTCAACTATGAAACAAGAAATCAAAGAATTGGTAAAAGAATCTCTTAACGAACAAGATGACGAAGAAATCGAAGACGATGAAGAGGTTGATATGGAAGATTCAGATGTCGCTGATGTTGAATTCCCTGATGACGAAGAAGAGGAAGAAGACGAAGAATACGAAGAAGAGGAAGAATATTCTAACGATGAATCAATGATGAATTCTTTAGATAATGAAGATGATACATTGGATTTAACAAATATGGATACAGATTCTGTTGTTAAAATTTTTGGGTTGTTAGATGCTAACACTGATATTGAAGTCGTTCCTGACCAACAAAAAGGTAATGTACATTTTAAAGATAATCGTACTAATAAAGAATATATTGTTGTAACGGAAAGTGATGAAGATATGGGTATGTATTCTGAAGAAGAAATGTACGAAGAGAATATGGATATGATGGAAATGGATTCTGATGAAATGATGGGTATGTATTCTGAAGAAGAAATGTACGAAGAAGATATGGATATGATGGAAATGGATTTCGATAATGAAGAAGACGAAATTGTGTACGAAATTGAAATGGATGACGAAATGGGTGATGGTTTTTATGATGAAGAAGAGTTTGTAACTGAAGCCAAAAAATCAACTAAACCAAAAGGAATGGGTATGGGTTCAGCTTCTAAATTCAAATATGGTTCAAAACCAAATATGTCTGGTGGGTTTAAAGAAAATATGAAACAAGGCACTAAAGGTGTAGGTATGGGTAAAGGACCTAAAAAAGATATATATAAATCTGACTCTCCAAGTTTTGATGGTGAATTTTCTAAGAAGCCAACCAAATCAAAAGAAACAAAAGGAAGTATGATGATGAAGCCTAAAAAAGTAGAAACAAAAGAGGCTGCACGTACTTATGGAAATGGTTCTAAAAGTGGTCGTGGTCTTAGAAAAGGAATTACACCTAACAGAAATCTTACTTTCGAATCCGTAGATTCACAAGAACTAGAATTACTTAGAGAGAAAAATGAAGAGTACAGAAAAGCATTAAATGTTTTTAGAACTAAATTAAATGAAGTCGCAATATTCAATTCTAATTTGGCGTACGCAACTAGATTGTTTACTGAACATTCAACGTCAAAACAAGAAAAAATTAACATTCTACAAAGATTTGATGGTGTTGAAACTCTTAAAGAATCTAAAAATTTGTATAAAAGTATTAAAGACGAACTTACGACAACTAAGACTAGTCAAATTACAGAATCAATTGAAAGAACAATCGAAAAAACACCTTCAACAGGTTCGGCAGTTAATTTAATTGAATCAAAAACATATGAAAATCCTCAATTCTTAAGAATGAAGGATTTAATGTCAAAATTAAAATAAACAATAAACAAAATTAAAACAAAAATCAAATACAAAATGGGAGCATTATTAGAAAGCGGTCTTGTTGGTAACATTGGTTTAAAACACCTTAAAGTTATCAAAGAAGATACTATTAACAAATGGGATAGATTAGGATTCCTTGATGGCCTTAGAGGTCACCTAAAAGAAAATGTTGCACAGTTATATGAAAACCAAGCATCATTCTTAATCAATGAGGCAACAGCTGATGGAAGTTCTGGTTCATTCGAAACAGTTGTATTTCCAATCGTTAGACGTGTATTCTCTAAATTATTAGCAAATGATATCGTATCTGTACAAGCTATGA